GAATCGCCATGTGCGAACAGTAGTGGGTGATGCGGTCAGACATCGACACGATACTCTCGTCGTCATTAATCGAGTCCGAGTTTCTATTTGTTGTGATGCCGCCTCTATTCGACTGAATAGATGAGAACATCGTGATCATCGGCTTTTGATCTTGAACGGTGTCGCGCTGAATCGTCTTCTTGAACTTATTCAACATATTACCGATCACTTGCCACTCTGGACGATTACCGTCCGCATCGGCAGACGGCTTGATGTAGTCGAAGCTAAAGATGAGCTTGTTCCCGCGACCAATCTTCGAGTAGTAGAACCGCTTCAGATTATTGATCATCTGATCGGTTGTCATGCCGCCAACGTTGTAATAATAAAACTTGAGATTCTTGATCTTCGCCCACGTTGAGCGCACGCGCTGAACAACATCGTCACCAGCTTTACGCCAGAGACCAGTTTCGAGAAGATGCATCGGAACGTGACTCAATGCGGCGCATTGACGCATGATCACTTCCTCTTTGCTCATTTCGCCGTTATCGAAGTGAAGAACGGGAACATCGTACTGAGCCGATACCTTCGTCGTGTAGTTAAGGGCAAGAAGCGTCTTACCTACGCCAGATCGGGCGACAATAACTGTAATATTACCGGGGCGGAGAAGAGAGCCGTAAACCTTATTAATAGTGGGAAACGGCCCCATGAGACCAAACTCAGTAACGGGGTTATTACCGCGTTCTTCAATGACGCTCTCCATCTCTTCAAAGATGTTGATTGGCTTTTCTTCGTTGTTCTCATAAATATTGATGATCTTATTGAATGTTGTGTCCGCTTCGTCGATGATCGTTTGGTACGAAGAGTCGGGAGCCATCTTCTTCATCTTCTCGGCAACCTCAAGAGCTGACGAGTGAATCGAGCGGCGAATCGAATACTTCTTCACCTCCTTCGCGGCCATTACTGCCGTGTTCTTGTTCGTCTTGCGAACAGCAAGCGAGCGAAGATAGTCAAAGATGTCGATGTTATCCTTGAATGAGATTCCGATTTCTTTGATTCGCTGCGCGATAATGATCTCATCGACTTTATCGCTCGCTTCGATACATTTTTTTACGATATGGTAGATCGTCTTGTGAACTACCGTATCGTCAGAATAAAAATCTGACTCGGAGATAAAGTCGCAAATCTCTGCGTAAGTTTCTGGATGCTGAATTAGTCCAGCGAGAAATTGCTTTTCGACTTCTAGAGAGTAGAGCATTATTCGGATTCTTGTTCTGTGAGCTTGTTATCTTCGTTGACCAGCCACTGCTCCAAGGCTTTTTTCATGCCAAGAGAAGTGAGAACCGATTCGAATCGCGTATAGATTTGCGGCGTTCCTTTCGAAGAGCACACGCAAACTACTACACCTTTGTAAGTTTCTGCCCCGCCAGAAAGCTCATAGATTTGCTCGATGAGTTCTGTTGGGAAAACAAAGTCCTTTGGTTTTTCTTCAGTTGGTTCGTTCATAAGATGAGTCCATATTTGGCGAACAAGTCTAGTGACAGTTCGTCGTCTTCGTAGATCTCTATGAGCTTAATACCGTTTGTCAAGCAGAAATTCAACTTAAGATCGTCTCTTCTGAGTTGCGATAGCCATTTTTGGCGATCATTCCCGTGAAAAAATTCATTATAAGTCTGGTGCTGCTTGCCCTGAACCTCAATGGCGACCTTCTTGTTGGCGTTGTAAAGGTCCAAAGATAGGCGCGTGCCTACGATGCGCAACTCTTCGAACACAATGTCGTGCTTCCAATAAGGATAAAGAAACTGCTTTACGCGAAACTGGATTTTGCTTCTGCAGCCTTTGTCCCATTTCACAGCATAATTCTTTGCGTTTTTTAAGAAACGCTCTTTGCCATTGATGGTTTTAAATTTCATTCCCGTTTGCTCGCGATCTCTTCAACGAAGTATTTGTGCAAGAAGCTTACAAGTTTTTGATCAGACTCGATATGTGAGAACAGGGCATTCTCTCCCTGAAACTTTTCAGGCATGGAAAGACCGTTTTCCTTCAAGAGCGCGGCTAAGTCGTCGGTAATGTTGTACCAAGCTCCAGCCTTTGTGACGAGTTCCCAAAGGAGCAGCATCTCTACGATTTCCTTCTCGACCCAAATGGATCGACCATCACTTCTGCCATACTTAATTGGGTACGAGAAACGAGTCTTGCTCTTTTCGTTTGGACTCTTCTTGATGTAAATCTTGCACATATGACCGATGATCGGATTCTTAACTGGATCGGCTCTCTTGATCGAGGGGTCTTTAAGTATTACGTCGCCCTCGAATCGTGGTTCGAATTCAAAGATGAAGTTCGAGAAGTGAAGCAGAGCGTTGCCGCCAGTTGCTGAAGTTTGGCGAATCGGAGCCGCTGAGTACGGATCGAGCTTAATGTCGCTACGGACCTGAGAAATAAAGATTGCCATGTGGCCGCGCTTCGACAGCCCGATGGACATACGCTTCATGAAGTTGGCCGCGATAACTGCGCCGCCAGCTACCTTTGTAGAGTCTTCGAAAGTCTTAGCCAAATCGCCCTTCGTGATTAGACCGTCAACAGAATCTAGGATAAACATATACTTGTTCTCCTCTTCGTTAAACTGAACAAGTTGGCGCATTGCGTCTACAACAGTTTCGTAGATGTTCGATTCGAATACGAAGCACGTTCCATCTTCCCACTCGTCGGCATCAAATACAAACTTTATGCCCGAACGCTTCATCATCTCATCGGAAAGGCGTCCTTCTGCTTTGACGTAAAAACCTTTGCCTTTTGGGACCGTCTTCAAAAAGTTAAGCATAACTTGAAGAGCGGCAGAAGTTTTGCCTCCTTCTGTAAATCCAACGAATCGGTGCAGACCCGGCCCAAGACCTCCGTCTGTCTGCATATCTAGATTAAGCGAACCAGTCGATACGCGATAGTTTACTACGTTCTCGAAATTGTAATGGTCCTCTTTGTTGTTCTTTAAGAAAGAACCTAAAATGCTCTTTGATGAGATTGTGTCGTCTTTTTCTTCTTCTTTTGCTTTGCGGCTCATGATAAAAATCCTTTAATAGTTTTCTTGGGTTTAACTTCAGCGTCCTCTCCAACTTTGTCCACCTTAGACAAGTCAGCTTTGTGAAGGTTTTTATAGTAAAACTCCTTCGACTCGGTTTCAAGCAACTTCTGCTGCCAATCGGCGTAAAAGAATGCCAACGTCGGAACCTTCTTATTTGGAACGAATTGCTTCAAAAATGCGAGGCCATACTTCTTCTCAAGACGCTTAAGAAAAGTCATCTCGCGCTTCCAGAAATTAGCGTCGGCCCCTTCTGGGGCTTTTAAGAGATTCTCTAAGATAGATTTCCTATTGATCTTCGCTTTCATGCGAATAGATCAGAACAGGAACCGTTGAGAATGTCAAGTCTTTTATGACTTGTTTGAAGCGGATGCAGATCCGAAGTAAAAGCCAGTAATGGCGATCAAGCACTGTCTGATCTCGGAAGTGATCAAATTGCCAGCGATCTCAACGAAAGCTTTGTTCGTTTTAGACCCGAGAAGACCAAAAAGACCGCCGCCTTCTTGGTAATCGACTTCCAGATAGGTCGGGATGTCCAACAAAGCCATCACAAACGGAGAAATGACGATAGAAAATATTACGGCAATTACAATAAACTGCCTTACGATTTTCCCACCGTCTAAGTCTCTTTTCGCGGCTCTGTCTGCCGACTCGTCGCTCTTGTCGATAGCCCGCATCATTCGGTCGAAGCGAGCGCGGCTTTCTTGAGCCTTAACTGCGATGATACGGAAAATGAAGCCCGTAGCGGCTCCACCGAATAAGCTGAGAAGTTCCGTGGGCATCGTTACTCATATTTACACTCCAAATGCCTCGATTGTAAGTGGAAACTTATTTGTTTGTTTTACTAGCTCTAGCATCTGACTTGCGATGTCTCGGATCTCTTTTTGAGCGTCAGGCTTGTTTCTCAGGTTTAAAAAGTGATAAAATGAACGCCAGTTGAACATAACGTCGGACGTGATCTGTGTATTGTACGGTCGGAAGAATCGAGCCGACTCTTTGGCCCGCTTACGATCAAAACCGTGATTCTTAACAAGATCTTCGACGCACTTGTGATAAAGATCGAGGCCACGCTCAGTGTACGCTTTCATGATGTCGCGCCACTCTACGGGCCAATCTTCGGGCAGCAAAAAGTTGTCTTCCTTGATCTCTTTGTAGCGAGCAGACTCGCCGTTCACCGATACGCCAACCCGATGCTTGATTAAATGCACATGACTAGCGATATCCGTCTTAATTAGGAAGTGAAGCGAAGACTTTTCGAATGGAGTGTGGTGTCCATTCTCCGCGAGCATTTTAAGAAGCGAACCAATGCGGCTCTTCTTCTCTGGAGTAACTTCTCTGCTCGTTGATGTCCAAGCAGAGCAAGCGTGCGTTAGGTCATCGCCATAGAAACCGATAAGTTCAACTGTGTTTTGATTGCTCATTAGAATACGTCTATGTCGAGCTTCTTAGCACGTTTTTCGGCAACGTCAAGCTGTTCGAACGTAAAAGCGTAATCTGTAGAGTTAATATTTACAACGTAGTAAACCGCATCCGAGTTGGTAGTTTTCTTTTCTGCCTTAAACTTTCGCATACGAAACGGAAAGAAGTAGCCGAGGAGAAACATCAGTACTCCGAAAGATACGAGTATAATTACGATGAATGAGTTCATGTTTTAAGTAGGGCGTTGTAGTTCACTAACACTTGAGCGTAGTAATGAGCGTGAAAGTCGATCTTTCCGAGCATTTCTGCATAGCTTCTCTGAAAGTCTTTCAGCAGAGAGATTTGCGGCTC